CAAAAATAGACGTTGACAGTGCAAGCGGTGTAGTTCGTCCATTCAACCTTGATATAAAAAACCCGCTTGTCATTGGCATGAATGAGTCTGAAGGAAATGCCGGTAAATTTACACAAGAATTTTTAGATGATAAATGGGCCGCTAAGAACTACGCAGATAAAAATGGTTACGACGGTATTATTTACCCATATGGCACAAATGTTGATTCTGGATACACTGTAATAGCCTTTGAACCTTCGCAAATAAAAAAATCAGTTGCCAAACAAACCACAAAAAAGTGACAATTGCATAAATACGGCATCCACCCAGCCGTTTCAGTGGGTGAGTTTTGACAGGGTTAATGATGAACCAAAAGGTAGAAGCAAGCGATAACAACGACGAAGACGTGATGGTCGAGGACGAAATCCAAGCCGATGACGCGCCTAGCGCAGAATCAGCCGATGAATCAGACGAAAGCGACAGCGACGAAGTTCTCGTAAGCATTGGAGAGGACGCACCACCTCCCGACGAGCCAGCACATGCGCCTGAATGGGTGCGCGAGCTGCGTAAAACAAACCGAGAACTTCAGCGCCAGAACCGCGAACTTCAAGGCAAGCTGCAAACCACCACGACTGAGAACAAACCAGTCGTGCTAGGCAAGAAGCCAAGTCTTGAAGATTACGACTATGACGCAGACAAGTTTGAGGAAGCATTGACCACTTGGTTCGAGCGCAAGCGAACAGCCGATGACGTCAACGCCAGGCAAGAAGCTGAAGTTATGAATCAGCAAAAGGCTTGGCAATCCAAGTTGGATGGCTACGGCAAGGCGAAAGCTGAGTTGCGAGTCAAAGATTTTGAAGATGCCGAGGCCGTGGCCCAGGAACTCTTCAACATCACCCAGCAAGGTGTAATGCTTCAAGGGGCTGATAATCCAGCCCTAGTAATTTACGCACTTGGAAAGAATCCCAAGAAGGCAAAAGAGCTGGCCGAAATCAAAGACCCCGTAAAGTTTGCCTTTGCGGTAGCAAAACTGGAGAAAGACTTGAAAGTTACCAACCGCAAGGCAGCACCACCACCCGAGCGCATCGTGTCAGGAACTGGCCGATCTTCTGGGGCAGTGGACTCAACCCTCGAACGGCTGCGAGAAGAAGCGGCCCGTACTGGCAATATGACGAAAGTCGTTCAGTACAGGGCGCAGCGACGAGCAGCATCCAAATGATTTTTTAAGGAAATACCATGTCTAATAGTTTCTCAAAAGAAGAGCGCGTTGCCTTTGAAGACCTCCTCGAAGGCTTCCAAGATGCGCTGGTTTTGTCTCGTCACGTTTCGATCTACAACACAGATCAAACAATGATGGAACGCGCCAACAACACCATCTGGCGTCCCCAGCCTTATATTGCCCAGTCTATTTCCAGCACGCCTGGTCAGACAATCGCTGGTCAATATCAAGGCATGACTCAGTTGGCCGTACCTGCCACTTTGGGCTTTAGCCAAACTGTGCCTTGGGAAATGACTACCCTCGAACTGCGCGACGCGCTGCAAGAAGGCCGTCTGGGTGAAAGCGCCAAGCAAAAGCTGGCTTCCGACATCAACGTCGCCATCATGAACACAGCCGCAACTCTGGGTTCTTTGGTCGTTCCGATTGCTGCCGCTGCTGGTGATTACGATGACGTCTCCCTGTGCGACACCATCATGAACGAGCAAGGCGTGCCAGATTACGACCGCTTCTTGGGTCTGTCTAGCCGTGACTACAACGGTCTGGCCGGTAACCTGTCACAAGCCAGCCGTTCATTCGGTAACGCTAAGTCAGACAAAGCCTACGAGCGCAACTTTGTCGGTATGGTCGCTGGCTTCGATACCTACAAGTTCGACTACGCCAACCGTATCGCTGCGGCTGCTGGTGGTGCTGGTATCCGTATCGACACCAATGGCTCGAACACCCAGGCAAACTACGCTCCTCAAGCCACATCGACCTCCGTCGGTGGCCAGATCAACGTAGACAACCGCTTCCAGACCGTGACTGTCAACACATCGGCAAGCGTTGCCCCGGGTGATGCCTTCACGATTGCCGAAGTGTATGCAGTGCATCACATCACCAAGCAATCCACTGGCCAACTCAAGACCTTCCGTGTCGTGAGCGTTCCAGCCGGTGGCACTAGCCTGGTTATTACGCCTCCAATCATCGGTGCTCAAACCATCGGTGTAACTGGCCCAACTGATGCACAGTTGCAGTACAAGAACGTTGAAGTGGCCATTGCAGCCGATGCAGCCGCCATCACGTTCCTGAACGAGAACGCATCTGCTATCAACGTGTTCTGGCAACGTGACTCCCTGGAAATCTTGCCAGGCCGCTACGCAGTGCCATCTGACGCTGGTGTCGCAGTGATGCGCGCAAGCACAGACCAGGGCATTGAACTGGTGATGCAGAAGTGGTACGACATCAACACCATGTCGATCAAGTACCGCATGGACACGCTGTTCGGCGTGGTCAACAAGAACCCCGAAATGTCGGGTATCCTGTTGTTCAATCAGTAATCTGAACTGAGGGAAGGGGCTTCGGCCCCTTCTTTCATTCCAAGGAGATCACCATGCCACTGAAACAAGGCTATAGCGCCAAGTCCATCGGAAAGAACATCAAGATGGAAAAGAAGTCTGGAAAGCCCATGAAGCAAGCCATTGCTATTGCACTCAGCACAGCCGAGAAAGCAGCTAAGGCCGCAGGCAAGCCCAGCAAAGCACCAAAAAAGGCCATGAAATGAAGCCCGGTCTTTACGCCAACATCGCAGCCAAACGCGAACGCATAGCAGAAGGCAGCAAGGAAAAGATGCGCAAGCCCGGCACTAAAGGCGCACCCACAGCAGCCGCATTTAAAGCAGCCGCCAAGACAGCCAAGCCCATGAAAAAGAAGGCCAAGTAATGGAAAAGACAGTTCTAACCCGCAAGCACATGCGCGGCAAACATCCTGTGAAAAAACGTAAGCCCTCCAAGCCCATCGATGGCATCAACCATCGTTTACTGCGCGAGCAGGCAGCGGTAGCAATCGAACCAGAACTAGTGCCCGAGCCAGTCATTGACGACGCAGCGCCAACCCGCGAAGAGCTAGAGGCCAAGGCAACAGAACTAGGAATCCGCTTTGACGGTCGCACAAAGGACAAAAAGCTGGGACAATTGATACAGGACAAACTGTCCGAGCCAACCTCAGGAGAATGAAATGGGATGGACAAAGCGCCAATTTATTGAGCAAGCATTCGATGAGATCGGCCTTGCATCCTACGCATTTGACCTGACCCCAGAGCAAATGCAATCCGCCTTGCGGCGCCTGGACACTATGATCGCAGCCTGGAACGCCTTGGGCATTCGCTTAGGCTATCCACTGCCATCCAGCCCACAGGATAGCGACCTAGACGAGCAAACCAACGTTCCTGACAGCTCCAATGAGGCTATCTACAGCAACTTGGCGATCAAGTTGGCGCCAAGCTACGGCAAACAGGTAATGCCTGACACCAAGACCACAGCCAAAGAATCCTATAACACCCTGCTATCCCTTGCAGCTATGCCAATGGAGCAACAGATGCCAGGCACAATGCCAAGCGGTGCAGGCAACAAGCCATGGAGAATGTACGACAATCCATTTCTGCGCAGGCCAGTCGATCCAGTTCTTGCCGGTCAAGACGGCCCCCTCGAATTCTATTAAGGAAAAACCATGCCAACTATTAACCAACTCGCAGGAATCAGCCAGGTTTCCGGCGGCGACCAACTTCCGATTTATGTCCCCAACAATGGCGACGCTCGCAAGGTCTCAGTTAACCAGCTCCTGCAATACTTTCAGACCACGTTTGCAGCCCCAACCGTGGCCACCAACCTGTACACACCAGGAACAGGCTTCAATATCACCGTTCCAACGCCTGTTAGCGAGCAGCAGTGGATGGTCATTCAGCCCGCGGGAACCTTGGCTGCCGGCACGATTACCCTGCCATTGAACACTGGAACGCCAGACGGAACTCAGGTGCTTATTACAAGCACCCAAACCATTACGGCGTTTACTATTGCTTTGAATGGTGCAGCCGCAATTTTTGGCAATGTCACAACATTGACGGCGGGTGCAGCAGTCTGCTATCGGTTCTACCAAGCCACAAATTCTTGGTACAACGTTGTCAACGAAACCGCAGGTTTCAATGCAGCCATTCAAACGTTTCTGAATACTCCAAGTTCTGCGAATCTTCGTGCCGCTGTCACTGATGAGACGGGAACAGGCTCTTTAGTATTTGCGACCAGCCCGACATTGGTAACGCCAATTCTTGGAACACCAACATCAGGAACGCTTACATCCTGCACAGGGTT